ATTAGCTGTAGGTGGTATGCCGCCTAATGTTAATTATGATATTCCAAACAAACCACATGACATTGAGACAAACTCTGCGAGCAGAAAAGAATGGAAGAAGAAAGCAGTCATGGTGCATACTGAAAATGCTAGGATGTTTTCTAAAAGATTACTTTATGCTAAAATTATGTGGCTTGCTGATAAGTTTAAGGACTATGCAACATTATACTTTCCACTGCAATTAGATTTTAGAGGAAGAGCATATTGTGTACCAGCCTTTTTAAACTATCAAAGTATTACAGGTGCTAAAGCTTTATTGTCGTTTGCACATGGTAAAGAAATCACAAAAGAAAACAAAGGTGATTATTGGCTTGCTATTCATGGAGCCAACATGTTTGGTGAAGATAAAATATCTTTGCAAGAGCGTGTTGAATGGGTAAACAAAAATGAAGACTGGATATTAAAATGTGCTGAAGACCCAATGAATAATAGAAAATGGGAAGATGCATCAAATGCATATCAGTTCTTAGCTTTTTGTGATGAGTGGAGTAAGTTTAAAAAAGAAGGCTATGGATTTGTGTCTCATATTCCAGTGAGTGTTGATGGTTCATGTAATGGACTACAAGTTTACTCATTGATGTTAAGAGACAGCAAAGCTGGTAAGCTAGTTAATTTATTACCTACAGATAAACCACAAGACATCTATCAATTAGTTGCTGATGCAGTTATTGAAAAACTAAAAGTTGATGCAGCAGAGAATAAACCGTATGCTCAGTTGTGGCTTGATTATGGTATTAAACGTTCAACAACAAAACGTAGTATTATGACTATTTGTTATGGTTCAACAAGATACTCATGTACAGACTTTGTGATTGAAGATTTAACTAAACGAAAAGACAAAGGTGAAAACCATCCATTTACAGATGACCTTTTTAGGCCTGCAAGTTATCTTGCTGGTGTTATCTGGGAAAGTATTGGTGACAATCTTAAGTCTGCTAGAATTGGAATGGACTATTTACAAACCATTGCAAGAGTAGTGGCTAGAGAACAATTACCTGTACACTGGGTTACACCTGTTGGCTTTCCTGTTTATCAGTCTTATCCTGAAATGAAATCAAAAAGGGTTAAGGCAATGTTAATGGGTGAGGTGATTAAACCTAGAATAAACACTGAGACAGACTTAACAGATAAGTTAAGAATGGGTAACGGTGTTGCACCTAATCTTGTGCATAGTGTTGACAGCGCAGCAATGATGAAGACTGTTAACATAGCACATAAAAATGGTATCAAAAACTTTTGCAATGTGCATGACAGTTTTGGTACTACGGCTGGTGATGTGGAAGTTTTAAACCAGTCGTTAAGACAGGCATTTATTACAATGTTTACTGAACATGATATTTTATCAGAGTTTAGAAATGATGTAATGAAACAACTACCTGTTGAACTTCATGCTAAATTACCAGAAGTCCCTAACAAGGGTGATTTAGACATTAACCAACTTAGGGACAGTGAGTTCTTTTTTGCTTAATGGAGTTAAGTACCCATAGTAGAATAGAAAAACTAAGGAGTAGATAAAATGGCGAAGAACAATTACGTCAAAATTGTAAGTCCAGAAGGTGTATCTAAATACGCATGGCTTACAAAACCTGATACTAAGTTTGACAAAGATGGACATTTTAAAGTTAATCTTGTCGTTAGTGCAGAACAAGCTCAGCCATTAATTCAACAAATTGATGCTGAGATGAAAAAGAGTGCTGAGATAGCTAAAGAAAAGAATAAGAAAGCTGTTAAGCTCTCAAACCCACCGTACGAACTTGAAACTGATGACACTGGTGCAGAGACTGGTAACGTTGAGTTTAAGTTTAAACGTAAGGCACAAATAATTTCAGCAGACGGTAAAGTAATACCTTTTAAGGTAGCTATCTTTGATAGTTCTGGAAAACCTATGACTGATGTTAATGTTTGGTCGGGTAGTAAAATGAAAGTCAGTGCGGAACTAGTACATTGGTTTACCGCAATGGCAGGTGCTGGTGTGTCTCTTAGATTAAGAGCTGTGCAAGTTACTGAACTTGTTGAAGGCGGAGCAGACAATGCGTCTGGTTACGGCTTTGGTAAAGTAGATGGTGGCTATGTAGCACCAGAAAGCGTAGTAGAAGATGTGGCAACAACGTCTCAAGAAAACGAAGCGTCTGACTTCTAAGGAAGTTGGATTTAAATATGGCTTTCGTTCTGGACTTGAAGAACAAATTGCTACAGAACTAAGAAACAGTAGTGTATTGTATGAGTTTGAAAAGACTAAACTTAAATATGTTAAGCCTCAGAAGGCTCATACATACACACCTGATTTTTATTTGCCTAAACAAAATATTTATATAGAAACTAAAGGATTGTTTACTACACAAGATAGACAGAAGATGAGACTTGTAAAAGAACAACATCCAGAATTAGATATTAGATTTGTATTTAGTAATTCAAGAAGTAGAATTACAAAGAAATCAAAAACAACTTATGCAATGTGGTGTGAGAAGTATGGTTTTAAATATGCTGATAAACATATTCCAAAGGAGTGGTTACAATGAGTAACGTAAGAAAAGAAACTAAATATATTGTCATACATTCTTCGGACACACACCCTAAACAAAATATTCAAGTTAAAGATTTAGAATTACAGCATAGAAAAGAAGGATTATTTTCTTGTGCGTTCCATAAAATTATAACTAGAGATGGACAAGTCCAAGATGGCAGAGATATTCAGATAGCTGGTGCACATATAGATACAAGTGCTCAGTTGTCTAACAAAAATTCTATCGGTGTGTGTTTAATTGGTGGATTGACACCTGATGGACAACATGATTGTAATTTTACTTTTAAACAATATGAGAGTTTAGTAAAACTTATAGATGTTTTAAAGGACAGTTACGAAGATGTTGAAGTTGTTGGTCACAGAGATGTGACTAGCTCCAAAGCTCCGCATTTCAATGTTAAAGAATTGCTGAGTTAGTTTGTTTGTTAAGCTCTGGGTGTAACAGCCCAGAGTGAAACCAAAATATTTTAGGAAAAAAATTTATGCAAGAAAATGACAGTAACTTTTTATATCACACACACTGCGATAGTTGTGGTTCTAGTGATGCAAACTCAGTTTATGATGATGGACACACATATTGTTTTTCATGTAACACACTAACAAAAGGAGCAGAAGATTTGAAACAACAACAAACAAATACAGAAGGTAATGCTGAATTTATATCAGGTGAAGTAAAAGAATTATCAAAAAGAAATATAGATTTAAATACAGTACAAAAATTTAATTATCAAACTGGTAGTTGGTTTGGCAGACCATGTCAAATAGCAAACTACTACAACAAAGATAAACAATTAGTAGCACAAAAATTAAGGTATCCAGATAAAACTTTTCAATGGCTAGGTGATGCAAAACAATCAGGTTTGTTTGGTCAACATCTATGGCGTGACAAAGGTAAGATGGTTATTATAACTGAAGGTGAGATAGATTGTTTGTCAGTCTCAAAAATAAATCAAAATAAATTTCCAGTAGTAAGTATTAAGTCAGGCGCACAAGGAGCAAAAAAAGATATTCAAAAAGAATTAGAATGGCTTGAAGGTTTTGAGTCTGTTGTGTTTATGTTTGACCAAGATGAGCACGGACAGAAAGCTGCTGTTGAGTGTGCAAAATTATTGTCACCTAACAAAGCAAAGATATGTACGTTACCATTAAAAGATGCTAACGAAATGTTATTACAAAACAAAGCAAAAGAACTTACAGATTGTATCTGGTCAAGCAAAGCTTACAGGCCTGATGGTATCATACTTGGAGCAGACTTGTGGGATGAGATACAAAAAGAAGACAAAACAATTAGTGTAGAGTATCCTTTTGATTGTCTTAATAAAAAAACACATGGACTAAGAAAGAGTGAGTTAGTTACTATCACTGCTGGTAGTGGTGTAGGTAAATCTAGTTTTTGCAGACATGTAGCATTACATTTATTAAAAAAAGATTATACTGTAGGTTACATTGCATTAGAAGAAACTAATAAACGAAGTGCACTTGGCATCATGGGTGTTGAGTTAAAGAAACCATTGCACTTAACTAGAGAAGGCGTTGAAGATAAAGAGCTACAAGAAGTATTTAAAACTACAGTTGGTAACGGTAAGTTTTATTTATACAATCACTTTGGTTCAACCGCTGCTGATAATTTATTAAACAAAATAAGATACTTTGCAAAAGGATGTGGAGTTGACTTCGTTATCTTAGACCATTTACACATGGCACTATCTGCAATTGGTGATGAGACTACGAATGATGAAAGAAAACTTATTGATTACTTTGTCTCTAAACTAAGAGCATTAGTAGAAGAGACTGGTATTGGTTTAATACTTGTATCACATTTAAAAAGACCTGAAGGTAACAAAGGATATGAAGATGGAGTGCAAGTATCTATGAATAGTTTAAGAGGCTCTGCATCTATTGGACAGCTATCTGATATGATTATATCTTTATCAAGAGACTTACAATCTTCAGATAATATATCTAAAATAAATATTTTAAAAAATAGATTTAGTGGTGAAACAGGACATGCTTGTAGTTTACATTATGATTTAGCTACTGGATGTTTAACTGAAACACAATCGGAAGTAGAATGATTTTTAATGATGACTTTAATAAAGACCATCACTCAGAAGCTGTTAGCTGGACTGAATATCTTATGGGACATTTACTCAAAGCTAAATACAAACCAGAAGAGGATATTATAGTTATGGTTCCAAACGAAACAGTACAAGAAATGATTGACATAGCGATAAGTGAACTATGCACACAGTCAACAGAAGCTTGGCAACTTAAAACTAAAATATGTACGGTACACTAATATGAAAATTCCAGATTTAAAAGTTAAGATGCCATTCAAAATAATATGGTGGAAAGATATAAACTCTGATGCTTCATGGCAAACTATGGAAGCAGCTAAGAAAAGTAAACCTACTATTTGTGTGTCAACTGGATGGTTATTATTAAAGAACAAAGATGTAACTATTATTTGTTCTGATTTTAATTATGATGAAAGTGATAACGCAAGTATATCTGATGTAGGTAACGTAACAACCATACCAACTTGTAATATATTATCAATGAAAGATGTAAGAATATGAGATATGTTTTTGATATAGAGACTGATGGCTTTATAGATGTAGTTACAAAAATGCATTGTATTGTATTAAAGAATATAGACACAAATGAAATATTAAAACTACCAAACTATCAAGCTTTATTAAAATTAGAAGAAGCTGATTTAATTATAGGACACAATATTATTAAATATGATTTACCTGTAATACATAAACTATTTCCGTCTTTCTCTTTTAAGGCAAAGATATTTGATACATTAGTTGCAACTAGATTATTGTTTCCCGATGTAACAGAAAAAGATTTTCAAAGAAAAGACTTTCCTAAAGATTGTATTGGAAGACACAGTTTAAAAGCATGGGGTAACAGAATAGGTACATACAAAACTCCGTTTCAGTCTGACTTTAAAATATTTACTGATGAGATGTTGGAATACTGTGTCCAAGATGTTGAAGTAACACACAAGTTATATGAGATGATACAGAAAAAAGGTTACTCAGAACAATCTATGGACTTAGAACATGATGTTGCTTTCTTAATACACAAACAAGAACAACATGGTTTTGCTTTTAATGTAGAAGCAGGACAACAATTATATTCTAAATTAAATGCTAGAAGATTAGAGTTAGAAGATGAGTTACAAAAACTATTTCCACCTGAAACAGTTGAGAAAGTTTTTATTCCTAAAGTAAATAACAAAGCAAGAGGTTATGTTAAAGGTGAACCATTTATTAAAAAATCTACTGTTGTCTTTAACCCATCAAGCAGACAGCACATAGCACAAAAGTTAATTGATAAATATAATTGGAAACCAACTGAGTTTACTAATGATGGTAAACCAAAGTTAGATGAAACTATATTAGAAAGTTTAGAATATCCAGAAGCTAAAATACTTTGTGAACATTTTTTATTAGACAAAAGAATTGGACAGTTAGCTACAGGCACACAAGCTTGGTTAAAGCATGAGAAGAATGGTAGAATACATGGTACATGTAATACTAATTCTACTGTTACAGGAAGAGCAACTCATTCTTATCCTAACATGGCGCAGGTACCAAGTGTATCAGTTCCATACGGTAAAGAATGTAGAGCGTTATTCACAGTTCCAACTAATAAAAAACTTGTAGGCGTTGATGTCTCAGGTTTAGAGGTGAGGATGTTGGCTCACTATATGGCTAAGTATGACAACGGTGACTATGCAAAGGTTGTGTTAGATGGTGACATACACACAGAAACACAACAGCTGGCTGGTTTAGATAGCCGTGACTTAGCCAAGAGATTTTATTACTGCTTCCTATATGGTGGTGGTGTAAAAAAGATAGCGTTAGTCACAGGCAAGACAGTTAAAGAAGCGGGTCAAATTAAGAAACGTTTTTTAAATAACTTACCTGCATTAAATAAATTAATAACACAAGTTCAAGAAGCTGCAACACGTGGATACTTAATCGGTTTAGATAAAAGACAAATTAAAGTTCGTTCGCCACATGCAGCATTGAATACTTTATTACAATCAGGTGGAGCCATTGTATGTAAACAATGGTTAGCTGAGTTTGATAAAGTAGTAGGTGAAAGTGCAGCTGGAATACAGCAAGTTGTTTGGGTGCATGATGAAATACAAATAGAATGTCCTGAAAATCTTGCTGACAAAGTTGGCCAGATAGCTGTTGAAGCTATTAAAAAAGCAGGTAAGCATTTTAAATTACGAGTACCTTTAACAGGGGAATACAAAATAGGAGACAACTGGAGTGAAACACACTAATAAAACATGGACTAAAGAATATGATTTAAAAAACAATTTTAAATATTGT